CAAAGCAGGCAAAGCCGACGCGCGCAGCCCCGGTTGTCGTACCGGCTCCACTGCCTGTTGTAGTGGAGCCGCCGAAACCTGCCCCAACAGGGCCGGCTTCTGTGCCACCAGCGAAGGCCAAGAAGAAGCCCGCCAAGAAGGTAGTGAAGAAGTCCAAGACGAAGGCGAAAAAAAGGAAATAACGTGCCGAATAAACGCTGGAACAACATGCACGGCGCGAACGATAAGAGCGGTGGCGGTGCGCCTTCGCTGCCGAGCGGATCGACGCCTTCTGCTCCGGGCGCTGACAAGACCGCGAACTGGCCCGGACTTCCTGGCCCCACTCAGCCGAAGGCGAGGAACGCCGGGGCTCCGAAAACCGGGCACAAGGGGCCGTTTCACGTAAAGGCTGTCGGTTTGTAAGTCGTGGCGATGCCGAAAGGCGACGTGCTCCACGGTCCACTTTAAGGAGATTGCATCATGCCAACCAACGCATTTTCACACTATCCAGGCGGGTTCGCACACGGCGTAACCATCCGCGGTGTTCCGATCGTGAGCACGCGCACCGGGAACGTGTTCTACGTGAACAGCAATACCGGGAACGACTCGGGCGGAGCGGATGGCACGATCACCAAGCCCTTCGCAAGCCTCCAGTACGCGAAAACGCGCTGCACCGCCAACAACGGAGACACCGTGTTCGCCATGCCGGGGCACGCGGAGACGATCTCGAACGCGACAACCCTGACGCTCACCGTGGCCGACATTGCCTACGTCGGTCTTGGAACGGGCTCCCGGCGCCCGACGCTGACGTTCGATACCGCGACCACTGCGAATATCCCGGTTTCAGCGGCCAACAACACGATGCAGAACTTTCTGTTCGTGGCGAACCTCGCGGACATCACCTCGTTCATCACGACTGCTGCTGCTCCTGAATTCCTGGTGAACAACTGCGAGTTCAGGGATACATCCTCGATCCTGAACGCGATCCGCTGCGTGACCACGACCGTCACCGTGAATGCCGACGGGCTTACGATTACGAACAACAGGGTCCAGTCGCTTGCGACCACCGCCGCTACGGGCATGGTCAACATCGTCGGCACCATGAGCCGGCTTACCGTCAACGACAACTACTACGTCGGAGCGGTTCTCAACAACACCCCGGCGCTCATCCAACACGCCGGGCTCGCCGTGACCAACCTGGAATGTGCGAGAAACAGGATCTTCAGACCGAACACCGACACCGCGACCGGGGGCATCATCATCACGACCACCTCCACCGCGAACACCGGCATGGTGTTTGACAACTACGTTGCCTGTCTCGATGCGGCTGGCGTGATTCTCTGCACTGCCGGAAGTGACTACGGCATGTTCAACAACCTCGTAATCGGCGAAGTGGATACCTCCGGCACGGTATTGCCGGTGATCTTCAACAACGCCTAATCGGAGGATCAATGGAAGCGCAGACCCAAGTCCACACCAAGCCGCTGTTGCGGCCGGATCAGGTCGAGTCCGCGAAGGACGAGATCAAGAACCTCGAATCGAAGTTGGTCAACAAGCACATCGAGGACAAGGCCGAGGTCCAGCGCCAGTTGCGGCGCGCGCGGCGCGACTTCGAGAACCAGGTGCCGAAGGCGCCCGAAAACCCGGATGAGGAGGGCCGCATGGTGAAGCGGGCCAAGTCTCTCCTCTCCGCGATCATCCCCGGGATGTGCTCTCAGGAGGAGATGCGGAAAGCCCCTCCGGGCGCCATCGACAAGCACCGGAAGTGGGAGAGTCTAAACAAGACCAGGATCATGGAGTGGAAGCACCTCATGCTGCGGCTGACAGCGGGTTCCGGGGACCGTGAGGCAGCGAACCTCGAGCGGCACCGGCCGACCGCCTCCACCCTTAACATGGACTACGCCCAGATACCCGGGAAGCAGATATTCCTGCCGGATTCGCCTGACGGGCTCGGCGTGACGCTCTCGGACGCGCAGATCGCCGGTATCCGGGAACTGGATCCGGAGCTGGCCGACCGGCTCGGGAGCCTCACCAACCGGCAGCGGGCCCAGGTCAAGGAAGTCGTGACCGGCATCGGGCTGACGGTGGACCCGGTTGCGAGCGCCCTCGGCAAGATTGGGGCGGAGAAAAGACTTGCCGGCAAGAAGGGCCGCAAGCCCTGGACGCAGGAGCAGAAGGACGCGCTGGTGAAGCGCCTGGCTGACGCCCGGGAGGCGAAGGCCGCGAAGCAAGCACAATCGAAGCAGTAAGCCGTGGCTTCAATCGACGTACCCTACCGGCCCATTGCCCAGGTCCACGCCAAGTATGCCGAAGCGTCGGCGCGCGGGAACCTGTTCATGGCGCACGCCATTGTCACTGCGCCCGTCATATGGTCAACAGAGGCCGGCACTGGCGGGCCGCTGCTGTGGAATGGCTCAACCCGGGTAAAGGCCAACCTCCTAGCCGTCGGGCTGGGGGTAACGGTGGTAACGACTGTTGCCGCGGCTCTGGGCATAACTGGTGGCGTTGACCAGACAGCGGCCCCCACATCGACCACTGCGATTGACAGCACCACCAACCTGCTGATCGGGGGTGCCGCTTCACTTTGCACGGCCTACCGGGTTGGGACCACCGTGGGCAACACGTTCTTCATGCCGTTCGCACACCTGCACACCGGGGCGCTGACGGTTAGTAACACCGGGATCCAGTGGTTTGAACTGGACGGGCTGATTACCGTGCCGCCCAACTGCCAAGCATCCGTGGCCGCATCAGCGACCGCCAGCACCACCGTCGCGTCGATCAGTTTGATTTGGGAAGAATTGTCCATCTAGTCGTTCCCGCGGGTACTTGAGGGTTGCATGAGTACCACCAGCCAACTCACGGACTTCAGCGATCTGTACACGGATCTTCAAAACCGTGTGCGTATCACAACTGGCGTCACTGCCAGCGAAAACCAGGCGAAGCGATACATCAACATCGCTCTGCACGACATGCACGTTGGGTTCGACTACAAGTTCCCGTGGGCAGAGCGGACTGCCAGATTGATCGTGCGGCCGGCTTACAGCACGGGAACGGTCACGATCGACAAGGGAAGCACCACGTTGACGGGCTCCAGCACGGCATGGACGACGACGGATGACTTCACCATCGCCAACGCGAGGGCGAACGGGAAGGTGCTGATTAACGGCGGCCGGGTTCCGTACGTCGTCACGACCGTAGGGGGAGCAACCTCAATCACGCTTTCCTCTCAGTTCACCGAGGACGATGTTGCTGCAGGATCGTCCTACACCTACTTCGAGGACGAGTACGCGCTGGCATCCGACTTCCTGCGGCCAGTGGACGCCCAGACCTTTTCGGACGAGTGCAGCATCGAGCTGATAGGCCGCACCGAGTTTCGCAGGCGCTACCCGAACAACGTCACAACCGGGCGTCCGCGGGTGGCCTGCATCGTTGATTCAGCCCCGAGCGGGAACACGACCCCCGTACGCCGGGTGAAGTTCTACCAGCCTTCGTCCACGGCGATGACGATTCCGTACTCGTACATCACATCGAACCTGGCGGTGAGTGCCGCCGGGGCTGCACAGACAAACCTTTCTGCCACCACGGATGAGCCGATCGTACCGCTGCGTTACCGGCACGCAATCCTGTATCACGCGCTCGCCGCCTGGTATCGGGACAAGAAGGACGACACCCGGGGCCAGGAAGCGAAGTCCGAGTACACCGATCTCATGATGCGCGTGGGTGCAGATTACGAGGTGGGAGCGGTGAGGCCGCAGTTCCGTCCGCGCGTCTCCCACTATGCCGACCGAGCCCGGAGGCCGTGGCGATGATGCGGCAGAAAACAAGTCACCGGGATCACGACACCAACCGGGGGTTGCCGATCTATGACGACGTGGTGAGGGGGTCCGGCGGGCAGTACCTGTTCAACAACGACACGGCGAATCCCAGCAACATCGTGGATCGTGGCACGGCGCAATCTGCATCAGCCGGCGCCATCGTGCTCGCCACTACGGCATCGAGTACGGACGACGCCTACGTGGGGATGAGCGTACAGATTACCGGCGGAACCGGGTCAGGCCAGGACCATCAACGCGGCACTGCCTACAACGGCACGACCAAGGAATTGACCGTCTCCGGGGCGTGGACCACGACGCCGGATTCCACCAGCACGTACAGGATCGTGAACCGTGGCTACTAATTTCGCGGAAGTCAAAAGCATCGCGTGGAAGGTCATAGATGAAAGGTTTGGCACGCCGACCGATGGCAATTTTGTTGTAGGAGACGGCACGAACTGGGTGAAAGAAAGCGGCGCGACGGCGCGCACGTCGCTAGGTGCCGTCGGCCTCACGGGTGACGAAACCATTGCTGGAACTAAGACGTTTTCCAGTGATGTCGTTTTGTCTAGCGGGGGAGTGGCACAGGGGCCAAACGCAAATGGAACCTCTCGTTTAGGCCGTGACAGCGCGACTGTCATTAGTTTGGGCGTCGGCCAAATTCCGCTGAAAGTTTCCGGTGTATGGATGATGCGGCGCTTAACGGCGGCCGTCACCACAAGCAATGGCGGGCTGTCGGCCAGCACGCTCTATTACGTCTACGCTGCGGACAGTTCCGGCACCATTCTTGAATTTTCCACGACTGCGCCGACGACAGACACAACATTCGGTGTTCGCATCAAGACCGGGGATGCTACCCGCACTCTCGTTGGGCGAGTGGTCACTACGTCCGCCAGCCAATTCGTGAACGACGCTGCAGTAGCCATTGGCGTCGTCAGTTGGTTCAGACCGACACGCTATGTGCGGGTGGACCACCATCTTTTTGGTCCGAACACTTATAACGCTACAGACCAAGCGGACAGCGCCAGCGCGTATGCGTGGCCCGGAGGGTCGTTGTCTTCGTCTAATACTGTAGCGTGGGGGCTTGGGGGAACTGTAAGAATTGCCTATGCGGTCTTTGATGTTCAATGGCAGAGCAATAATACAGGGAACAAGACGCGGCTCGTCCATTCAGATGACGGACCAGCAAACATCACACAAATAGCCGAGGCTATTTCGGACGGAACTGGAAACCCGATAAATTCGGGCATTATCATAACTACCGAGTTGCAGGCACTTCAAGACTCACTGACTGTTCACAAAAACATTGGATGGCAAGCGCTGAAGGTGAACGGAACCACCCTCCGCTATTACGCGGTGCGACTCCGTGTCGTTTACGAATTGACGGACCCGTTCTAGTTGATGAATGCCCTACCAGAAGCGTTTCAAATGCCCGACATGCGGGAGAGGATTGTGAACGGTCGCTTTGATCGCATGGAAGATTGACGTGTTCAACAAAACTCAAGTGGTGAGGCACCTGTTCGGCGGCGGCTGGGCCACCGACTTCGGCACGACCACTGACATCTCCCCCGACCAATCCGGGAAGGTGGTGATCCCGTTCCTGCTGACGGCGCAGGACTGTCTGTACGAGTTGAACGGCGGTCCGCATGAAATCGGCGGCGCCTCCAAGGTCAATTCCTCTGCCGTTGCATCCGGGGCCGTGGTCATGGGCGTGTACGACTACTGGCGGCAGGGAACCGCTGGTGCTCCTACGCGCAGGCGCGTGCTGCACGCCGGGACTACGGCTCTGGCGGATACCGACGACGCGAGTTTTGTGACGACCATCGGCTCGGGCCCTGAATCCGGGAAGGTGCCGGCGTACTCGACCTTTGATGATCTGCTCATCTTCTCCTCGGACTCGACCACTGACGTTCCCCGGTCCTGGGACCAGACGACCGCGCAGGCGCTTGCTGGTTCCCCGCCGAGGTTTTCGTTCTCCGTCTCGCACAAGAACCGGCTGTGGGCTGCTGGGGTGTACGCGAATCCCTCACGCCTTTACTACTCCTCGAACGTGGACCCGGAGGACTGGACGACGACCGGGGGCTCCATCGACATCGACCCGAACGACGGGGACATCATCACCGGGATCGCCTCCCACAAGGGCGAGCTGATCGTATTCAAGGGACCGAACAAGGGCTCGATCCACCGGATAACCGGGAGTTCTCCCACCGGGTCGGATGCCTTCGCGCGCCTGAATATGGCGAAGGGAATCGGGGCCGCATGGCACAACACCATCTTCACCTTCGGCAACGACCTGGGATTCGTCTCCCAGTTCGGGAGCGTTCACAGCTTGGCCGCAACCGCAGCTTACGGGGACTTCTTCGAGGCGGCGCTCTCTCGCCCGATCAACAAGTGGATATTCGAGCACCTGAACTACAACCGGCTACGGAACATCGGGTCGGCTACCGATCCTCTCAACGGCCTCGTGTACATCACGATGTCGATTGATGCCTCAAGCACCAACAACTGCTGCATCGTCATGGACTACCGGGAAGCGCCGAAGATGCGCTGGTCATTCGTTCCTGCGTACAAGCAGGCGAGCCTGGGGCTGTTCGTGGACACCAACGGTGTGCGCCGGGTTCTTGGTGGCGGGAACGACGGCTTCGTGCGGAGGCTGAATATCATCGACCGCTCCATCGACGGGTCAACTGCGCTCTCGTTCGATGTCAAGACGCCGTTCATGAGCTACGGCAACCCGATGCTCATGAAAACGCTGGCTGCTTTGGCTGCGGGGATCAACCCACGGGGCAACTTCAACTTCACCTTCGGCTGGACGCGGGACAGCAGCGCGCAGCAGACGACGACGATGGCGCAGGGGGGCGGCGACGTACTGGGAGTGGCAACGTCGAACCAGTTCACGCTCGACACCTCAACCCTCGCCGGCTCGCATTACGCGGACATCTTCTACGAGGCGGAGGAAGGGGGCGAGTTCCGTTCGATCCAGTACGAGATCAGGCAAAGCGCAGTCAACGAGGACATCGAGTTGCAAACATTCACGGCGTCGATAACACCCGGCGCGGTAAGCACGGAGAATTAATTTGGCCCTGAGCAGAATCAAAACGTGGATTGCGGGTGAGGTGTTGACGGCCTCCGATCTCAACGCGGAGTACAACAACCTCCTCAACAACGCCCTGACGCTCATCTCCCCGCTGACGGGGCCGCTGGACATTGATGGGCAGACGCTGACGCTGGACGCTGCCGCCGCAACGCAGGTTGTTTCCTCTGCTGCGGTATCGTGGAACTTCACCAGCGGGGCCAAGACCGGGACGCCCGGTACGGGTGGTTCTGTTGAACGATTCTCCG